ATCCCAATTACCTAATTGTTTTACTCGTATGATTGGGGATTGTCCAAAGACAAGTCCAAGCATAACCGCTGATATAACCATTCTTTTCATAAAATGAAACATTGTTTTCTCCATTGAATTTATGTCATTAATAAATATAAGATTAGTAAAGATTATACATCAAAACGAACTACGAAGGTAGTATTGAAATCGTCTGATAATTTGACTGGTTTTCCAAGTTTTCCGTGAACCAATAGTTCACCATTTTCACCATATAAACCAATATCAGTTACATAAGGTCTAAATGTTGATTCAGTTACAAATCCTAAAGACTCTGTTGCTGCATTGTAGAATTTTGCATAACTACCTGTTCCGTGTCCACTCGGTTTATCACTTGGTGGAAAGTAATTTGACATACTAACAGCACCCTCTGTTATGGTTTGACTACCACTACGACCTGGTGTTAAACTGATATTTGTTGATGTGTTAAATTCAGATGGTTGGACTTTCACACGATACTCATATTCATAATGAGTTTGTGTTGATTTATATTTTAATGTCCAACTTGAAATGTCTGTTGTGTATGAACCAGTATCGGTTAGTGCTATTAATCCCTGTTCGTAAAAAATATTACCAACATCAGAACCACTACCTTTAGCATTAACTCCCTGACTTCTATCAAATGAACTTGACTTGAATGCTGCAAAACTTGCTGAATAAGCGTTGTCATATAAAGTTCCTTCTGAATCATCTCTGATTTCAAAAAGTTGACCACCTATCGTAACATCTAATTCAATACTACCTGGTTTAACTTTCTCACCAATTACATCTCTTGCAATACTAACGATAGATGCTGATGTATGTAATTCTCTATGAGCTGAACCTGTATTGATATATACTTTTCCGTGTTTGGAATAATATAATTGATGTAACATTGCGTATGAAGGATATGCGAAATAATTAGTCGTGATGACACCTGATGTGATTGGTGTAACTACATCAGAACCACTTACATAATTGTATCTTGAACCTGAACGGGCTTTTATTAGGAATATACCACTTCCACTATCATTATTATTAAATGAAAAGTTTTTAAAAGTCTTGAATGACTTTTTAGATATATCATCTGGTGAAAGATTTTTGAACATTAGTTTGTCCTAAAAATCAAGTTTCACTTTTATAATAGCTTCCCTTGAATATGATTTTAATATTGGTTTTGATAACTTAGCAATCGCCAATAATTCATTTGCATCATTGTAAAGACCAACCTGTGTAATAAAAGTTTTAGGGTCTTTATAGAAAGTAGCTTGTGTTAATGAACCATCAGATTGTGTAGCATAAGTTGGATTAGTACTGAAATTAAAGTCTCTGTTGTTTACACGAACAAAGTAATTTGTTGAACTAATTTCTTCTTCTCTACGAGCTTGGAAACTTGCACCCTGAACTATTGAATTGAATAGTTCCTGTGGATTATTATCAAATGTATCTGTGTTACGTGTTGTTGAAATATCTGCAACATCATCGTCCAGTTTTCTTGCATTTAACAATATGATTCCTAAGTCTGGATAGAATAATCCATATGCACCATCTCCACCCTCTGAAGATGCAGCTGTTTCTACACCATTAGTGATAGAACCACTAACAATATTGAATACTCTTCCTCCCTCATTTACGGTTGGATTGTTTGAAGCACCACTATCATCAATTAATCTGACGACATTAGTACCACCATCTAAATTTAGTTGCCAATTACCTGGGTCAATCTTTTCTCTTTGTCTTGCTCTTTGGAACGAGATAAAGTAAAAGTCATCTTTTGATACTGTACTTCCAGCTGTAAACTCAACATTAGTAGAGTTTGGTGGTAATAATAAGTTTCTAAATTGTCTGTAAAGTGCAGCTGATTGTCTACCACCTGTTGTTAATTTAGTTGTATTACCTGCTGAACCACTTCCTGCAATGTGAGCATATCCTAATGAGAATTGAACTTCTGCAGAACCTGAAAGATTTGGGTCTTCTTGATAAATATCTAAGAATGAACCTGTTATGTTTCCATTAGCTGATTGAGTAAAAAATGAAGTAAGGGTCGACGCACCTGCACTCCATAAACCACTTGATATTATTGTTCTTTGATTTTCAACTACATCGTTTTGTCTATTGAATCTTTGAAATGCCATTATCTACTCCTTAAACTTTACTTGGGTCAGCCTGAACTGAAACTGATATGGTGAATTGTGCACCCGTTTGGTTTCCTGTTACTGACAAGTTTGTATTTGTTAATGTTGTTAAAGACCTTGAAATTACTCTACAAGATTTACCTACAAGAGTAATAGAACGCTTTCTTTCCTGTTCATTTAAGAATATTGGTGTTGTAGCTTCTTGTATTGGTCCTGGACCTGGATTTACTGAAACTATTTGTCCACCTGGACCTACTTCTGGAAGTCTTCTTTTAGCAGGTCTTCCTGAACCAACTACCGTTAGATTTGCAACATCTGCATTAAATAATGTAAATGTGTAATCTATATCTCCACCATTTCTTGTGTTTGGTGTTACGGTCTGTGTAATACCAGCACCTTTAAAATTCAATGAAGGTGAAGGTAATTCCAATATAGGAAGTTTTGATGTTTCCTTTGGAAGTGTTGTTAATTTATATCTCATTAGCTGATTTTCATCTACGAACGCCTCTAATAAAGGCATATTTTCAATTACTGCTCCATAATAGTTTGAACCATTTGGATGTGCAGTATCCCATAGATTATAATCTACTTCATCATCTGCTAATGCAAATTTTGTAATTCTAAATTCGTTCTGCCCTCTTGCCAAAAGTTCACGACCTTTTTTTGTCAAGATAGCATCTACTGTTATACTCGTGTTGTCTAAAAATCCCATTTTATTTTACTCCTGTGGAAATTATATAACTATTCTTTTTCAATAATAAATATAAGAAAGTCAAATTTTCCATTGTTATTTTATCTTTCTACTTTCAGTTTAACAACTTCTGAATCTTTTGTTTTTAATAATGTTGGTGCAACTTCATTAACTATTACTGGTTCTTCACCATCAATAGAATTATCTCTTGTAATCTTTATACCCTCAACAAATAATCTGTATAAAGATGAATCATACGCCATACTTTGAAATTCTGCTGGTTCAAATGATGAACTATTAGGATTGTTTATTAAAGCATCCTTTGGTGTTGCGTAGAAGAATCTTTGTATTTGATTTCGTTCTGATACTCTTGAAGCTGTAATATTTGGTTGAAGTGTTTCGGTAAATATAGTATTCGTTCCCCCGAGTGTTACACTTGCTGTTGCATATAAACTTCCAAACTCACTTTTCTTATCTATTGTATCTAATTTAACAAGTGAACGATTGTTTAAGAATCCTAATGATGAACCCGTATCAAAATGTGAGAGATTAATTTCACCATTGTAAGTTGTATATTCACCACTCGTTTCAAAATAATTATCATCAGAACCCGATACATATCTTGTTACTTTAAGTCCTTCATCAAAGTGTCCAGCGTTTTCAAAATATTTATTATCAAACTCAATATCTCTACCTATTACTTGTTTTGAACGCTCTAAAATGTTTGGTTCAATCAGTATACCGAGTGTTGAATTTGCTTTAGCTGGTAGTAATGATTCTAATGCATCAAAAATACTTGAGTCATAGAATTTTAATATTCTTAGGTAATCCCAAAAGTTATTAGTTCCCACATATCTCTTAAAGTATTCTCTTCTAATTTTACCTAACTCTTTGTAAGAATATTTTTTTTGGTCTCTTGGGTCTCCAATGTAATCATCAAAATTAAAATCTGCAATACTATAAATAATATCTTCATTTACAACATCAGTTGGTGAAAAGTAAACTCCCAATTTATTGTCATCTTTTGTGAACTTATCTATTGATGGTGTTTCCCAAAGAACTCTTTTATCATTAAATATTGTTCCTTGTTTGTAAGAATTATCAATTCTAATCTTTGTTGCGTTTCTACGACTTGGACCAACATTAGGAACTTTTAATTTTTCTTGGTCTACTAATGTTCTTGAGAAGTTTCCTGTAAACCCATCAGTGTCTACTGAATATTCTTCATATGATTTTAAATGTGCTGAACTCGTTACACCAGATGTTGCAATGTTTCTATTATCGTTTAATTCATAACGAACTAATAGTTCATCATAAGAAGATGAATAACTATTACCATTGTAAGTCTTGGGTGAACGAACGTGGTTGTCAAATATATCTGAACTCAATGGTTCTGACCATAAACGATATTCCATTAATGAACCACTAAATTGTGTTCCGAATGAATTACCATTACCACCTAAGTAAATATGTCCTGATGAAGTATATGCTGCATTTATAGTTGATGATGTCACTGCCATTGATTCGGATGTTGACCAAACAATTCTTTTTCTTGTTGAATCATATTGTTTTGCTGTCAATTCATAACTTGAAGTAAAGGTCGTAAGTTCAGATGCGTGTTCTACACCACTTGATGACTTTCTTGTCAACATAACTGACCACATATCATCGTTGTAGAATTCTTGTAAAGATGATGTAATGTAATTTACACTTCCGTCTGAACCACTAATGGTAAATCTTAAGTAACCATAGTCATCTGATGAACCATTGTCCTCAAGTGATATAGCCCAACTTCCTTCACTCCCAGCACCAGAACCTGATTTTTGTAAGATTACTTGGTCTTGTGATTTAGGACTTCTAAATCTAAATTCTACGGTGTCTGGGTATAGTCCATTGTAAGCATCCCATTTACTTTTAACATATTGTCCTGATTTAAAATCTGTAGCTCTTGTGAACTTTCTTTTAATTTCATAACTAACTCTGTTTCCGTCATCTGGTCCACCATATTCTCTTACTCGTAGTATTGAACTTGGTATTCCGTAACAACTTAATAATCCTTTTAGAGCTCTTTCTGTTCCTTTTGATTTTACAAAAAATGGTAAGTTAGCCAAAATTCTTTTCCAAATCTTTTCCGTAACTTCTTCTTGTGGTGATTCGTATAATGGTGTTCCGTCTGTATTTTTACCTAATACATATTCGGGTAAGTTTACTAAATCATTACCATTAAATAATTCTAACCCAAGTGATTTTGCATATTCTCTTGCTACATCTTTTGAGATACCTTCTGATATTTTATCTACTCTTTTATTGATGTCAGTAAATCTATTAACATATGTATATATTTCGTCAAATTGTTGTCCAACCATATCCATAAATTCTAAAAACACATTGTTTTGAGTATCAGAATAAACGTGTTCTGGTAATGAATTTCTTAATGAATTCATATTTCTTTGGTCGTAGTCCGAAGCACTTAGTATCATAGTGTTGTACCACAATGTTGAATCAACATCTCCTGAATCTAAAATGTGGTTTATTTGTTTACCAGAAGAATCAAATGATGATGACTTAGGCCAACTTGTATCGTGGAATTGTCCGTCTGATGAACTTGCATAAGATGTAGCCTCGTAATATAAGAAGTTCTCATATGGGTCAAAAGAGTTTTTCACTCTTTGTCTTTTCTTCTCAATATCTTGTATAGTTGATAATGAACTTAATACTGGTGATAAGGATGAACTATCTGATGTATATCCTTCGATTAATTGTAATTTCTTTTTAAAATTACTAAGTCTTGTTTCTGCACTTGAGAAATGAACAAAGTTTCCAAACCCCGTATCGTCTTCCTCAAAATTTAAATTTGATGTTGTCTTTTGATAATCAATATTTGGTTGAACATCTAACAAACTACCTGAAGATACAAGTCTTTCAATATCTCTGGTGTCGTCGTCATTTTCACTTAATAATCCTGTATGCGTTTGATATCCAGTTCCTTGAAAGTTGATTGGATTGTCTACTGAATTAAAGTTTGGTAGTCTTAAAAATAAACCATCATTGGGTGTTGATTCAAATGGTACCAATCTAACTCTTTCAGAATAATTTGGTAATCTTTTTTCTACTAATGTAAATTTATCACCAATCTCAACATCTGAAGATAATGGTGATTTAGTTTTAATAATTCTTTGTTTACCCTCGATACCTAACTTACTATTTGTTACCAAGTAGTATTCGTTATCAACCTTAGCATATGTTTTATATCTATTGATATTACTCTTTATATAATTTACTTTTGTATTCTTAAATTTATTTGATACTTGGTCTTCACCTTTATGTTTGTATAAATCAACTCCATCATTGTAAGATAACGAAACACGAATACGATTATAATCTAAAACTTCTTTAATAGTTGCAACATAATCTTGAGCATTTAGTTCAATGTCCTTTGGATTAATAATCTTTTCTTTTGCTTTTTTACCACCCTTTGTTGTAACTTCACTACCATTAGGTAGAAATCCCTTTTCAATTAAATCTTGTTGTAATATTTGATATCCGGTAGTATTTAACAACGAAGGATTATTTTTAATTTTTTCTGCTTGTTCTCTTTCAGTTAATGCACCACCCTTATTTCCTAACCCGTCAGCAACCATAGCTGCTTTTGTTTCTTCTGAAACATAAAATGGTTTACCCGCTTCATCTGCACCACTTGATACGTGTTGTGAAAATTCATCTCTTAATGCTTGAATACTTGCCGGTGGATTTATTGGGTCAAACCCAGCGTCTTTTATTGGGTCGGAAATTATTTTTCCGTCTTGACCTATTTCTTCCAATACTATTCCACCTGGTCCCAGAATTTCAATAACACCATCTGGTCTAACATTTGTTTGGGAATTTTTAAACATCGGTCCTTGAACAATATTACTTGGAGCTGTTTCATCATATACTACAGCTGGACCTTGTGGTGGAGCACCTTCAGTTGGTGGTTCCACTGGTAACCCACCAATAGATTGTATAGTTCTAATTGGTGCAGTTGGTGTATTTGGTTTTGGTGTAGGTAGTTGTAAAGTTGAAGCAACTGGGGTATCTGGTACAGTTTTTACCGTATTAGATGTTGAACTAACTATTGACTGAGCTTGTGTTTTTGGGCTTGTAGTCTTTGGTGAATATATTGATTGTATGTTTGACTTCACCTGAGACCTACCTGGAGTAGTTATGTTTGATGGTGATTGGGCACCACCACCGCCAGTACCAACATTTGACATCATTCTGGTTGTCGTTTGTTGTGAACTGGTTCTTTTACCCTTACCTTGTTGTGACTCTTCAGTTCCAACATCAAAGTTAGGAAACTCTCCTTTAGCTCTTGCCATACTAATTTAACCTTATTGGTTTTGTTTTATTAATCATTATCTTATATCTTGTGCTCTATCTTGTAAAGCTCCATCAGCCGCAAATTGTTCTTCTTCAGTACCATTTTGTATATACCAAATTAATTGTGAATTTGAATAATCTGGAACCTCACCATTTACATTATAATCATCAAGGAAAGTTGAATCAGTAGAATCATCTTCGGTATCATCATCTGGTAAATCTGAATTATCAAAGTCTTCTAATCCTGTTACTTTATACATACTTGGAATAACTATTTGAGCTCCTACCATATTTTGGGTAAAACCTCTATCGGTATCTGAAATTTCAAATTCCATTATGTCTGGTTTTTTTGAATCAAATTGTGCTCTACCTGTTGGTGAATATTGAATCGTTTCACCCACCTCAACAAACTCATTTCTATATGGTTCGTATGATATCATATTGTCAAGTTCTAATATAAACTCATCTCTATCTGGTGCAATATCTGTAATGTTATATTTTTGTTCTCTAACAAAAAGTTCTTCTAAATTTGCACTATTGGTATTATCTCCTTTTGATTTGTAAAATCTTGGTTTACCTTCATCAACGATTCGTTTAACTTCTCCGGTGTAAACTATACCATTTAAGTCAACATATATTGGTCGTTCTCTACCTGCTAGTCTTCTTAAAAATTTATAAGTTACATCATACTCACCATCACGAAATCCTAAATCTCTTAGGTGTTGACCAACATTAATATCAATGTGGTTTCCTTCATCTATGAAATCAACTTCATTTAAAGCTAAAACTTTATTGACTAACAAGTTACCACCTGTGTCGTAAACGTGTAACATCAAAAAGTCGTTAGTGGCATCTCTACCAAAACTACTATATATACGAGTAGGTGATGAAAATGTGTCTCTTTCTTTTTGTGATAATCCGTATTCTTTTGCCATCTTAACTCTTTATGTTTTTATCTATAACATATGGAAATCCAAGTTTTAACCAAACTTCTTGACCTTTTAGTGTTCTGTACAAATGGTCTTCAATGATTTCATCATATCTTAATTTCTTTAAATCTTTTTTAATTTCTTTAAATCTTTTCTTACTGATGCCTCGGACATTTCTTTTTTTATTTAATCTAAATTCTTCCCAACCTTCGGCATTTTTATTTAGTTCGTTTTTTCTAACAAACTTATATCTCTTTCTTTCACTTAAAAAGAACTCTTGTAGTTTAGCATTTAGTTTTGCTGTTGATGTAGATTCGTCTAAGTCTTCACCAAATATCTCACTAACAACTTCAACAAGATAATCTCTATTGGTAAGAATTCTGTTTACAACTTCATCATCAACTGAATCTTCTTCACCAGTATCACCATCACCTGAATCATCATCTTCGAGGTCTTTAGGTTGACCATAATATTTAAATTCTGAGTCTAAGGTTCCGTTAAAAAAATATTGTGTGTTTGGTAATCTCACCTCTTGAAATTTCTCTTCAAGTGCAACTCCTGGTACATTACTTTCAAATGATACTAAGTTACCATTTTCATCTCTTGGTGTAACATTGGTGTTTACTGAACCTGATATTTCTGACTTCTTAGTAATGTCTTCTATGAAAGACTGATATTCATTTTTGTCAGCATTAATCATATTATCATATAGTTCTGATTTTTTAGCTGCGTCTGATGGTAAATAAGGCATTTTATCTCACTACTCTAAATTCATAATTGTCATCATAGAAATTAATTTGTTCATCAGTTGTTCCACTACCACTAACGACCTTAACACAAAAACGATAATTTCTTTCTGCTTGGAATCCGTTCATTTGAACTCTGAAAAAATTACCTGTGGAATCACAACTAACTTTTGAACCACTACCAAATGGTATGATTACTTCCTCGGTATCAGCATCTCTTACTTCATAAAATATAGAACCACTTGGTAAATATTTTACACTAAGTTCTGCTGGTGATGTACCAAATGTAGTAGTAGGATATAACTCTCTACCAACCAATCTAAACTTAACAATTGAGTTTTCTTTATATTCAGTTCTTAAATTTTTAAAATAAACTTTTAGACTTTCTAAATCTGTTGAACCCAATCCTGATAAACTTCCTGTTGACCAACTTGAATCGTCCCACACTGCTTCTAATTTAGGTGGGTAGATTGTATGTGTTTCTCTACCAAAATATTTTAAATTTCCTAATCTATCTGAACTAGCTTCATCTTTTGTAGTGTCACTACCTGAATTGTATGAGAATGTAGAATCTGTTGGTGTAATGGATTGTCTCTTTATAATAAATCCATTGTTTGGATAAAGTGATGATGAATAAACAAAGTTATTAACTAAGTCCGTAACATCTGCTCTAATATCTTTTTTGTCAAAAGTTAAATCATAAGATGAACTAACTTTATATTGACCAGTTTGTGAAGTAAACCAAGAACCCCCGTCAGTCAATACTGAACCTGTAACCCAAGGTGTTGATTGTTCTTCATCACGATAACGATAACTAGCTCCGTCTCTCGTAACTGGTATGTGGTCAAGTTTACCTGTTCCTTGTTTCCAACTACCACTAATCATATATACGAAAATACTTTGTTCTGCTTCAACTTCTTCTGAAGTTGCATCAAATAAATTTAAATAATATTTTGTAGTAGAGGGAATCTTTCCGTCTTGTATTGATTGTGATATGTAAGATAAGTCAAAGTCAATCAATACTCTTGATATGTTTTGAACATTTCCATTATCACTTACAACTTTATTAATTTCTAATATTTCATCTAAACCTGTATTGATAGAACTGGTTGTTCCACCTGAATAAATTGTTGTGTCTCTTTTTCCAAATTCAAAATAATGCATTATCTATCTCCTACCACACTGCCCTCAATGTCTGTATTAGGGAATTTAAGTTCAAATATACTTGGGTCTAATGAAGGATATATAATTCCATCTTTAGATGCAGAATTTATATCATAAACATTACCACTATACCCGTTTGCAACTAAGTGTTTATTTTCTATTAAAATTAAATCTTTATTAGGATTATTGGTTTCTGGTGGAACTAATGATACCACCCCATCCACTAATGAAATCTGATATGCTAAATCACTCAATACAATTGGTTGATTAATTTGCCATTTATCAGTAGAGAAAAATTGTTTTACCTTTTGTATTGCTCTAAACAATACATCATTTTTGTTAAATCCTCTCTTAACAATAATGTTAAACTTTACCCCCACATTAATAATGTATGCATCTTTAAGATTAATAGCATCCGTTAATACTCTATATTGTGATAAGTAAAGTTTTAAATTTTCTTTTACAGCTGTATTGAGTCTTACTAATTTTTTATTTGAGTCATATCCTAATAAATACATATTTAAAGCAAATGGATTTATGTTGTCAGCGTTTCTGTTGACTTTTTGTGCTACTCCGTCAATAACTTGTAATTGACCAGACTCTTCTAATTGTTCATCTTGAACAACAAATGCTTTTGATATATTACCATATTTTTGTGGTAATGAATAAACTCTTGTAACGTAGTCTGCTCTGGTTACGGCTCTGTTCTGTGCATTAAAGTATGCTGCAGCGTTTTCTCTTATTTGAGATATAGTTTCCATAGAAGAACCACCTGTTGCTGGTGATTCATTAGTTACTGATAATGAAGTCTCTGATACAGCTCTTAAGGTAGCGTTTAAATTTTCAGTTGATATCGTGTAAGACTTTCTTGAAAATGAATTGATAGTTCTTGAACCAACATTATGGTCTATGGTACCACCGTGACTATAAACTACCGTCAATGTAGTGTTACTTGGTGCTAGTCCGAATGTTTCTGTTTTCATAAAATTAGTTGGGTCAAATGATTCGTCTAATCTGGATACACCTTGTCCTAATCTTGAACCCACATTATCTGGATTTGGTATTATTTCTTCATCTGCATTATCACTAATACCTGAACCAAATCTTACTTCTGTTTTATTGTCTTCTCTAACATAAGTTGTAAATCTTCTTGATGTCTTGATTAACTTTAATAAGTAAGGTGTGTCGTTTTGATATGTTGATAAACTCGGGTCATTAAGACTTGTATTTTCCATAGAATCAAATACAGTATCTTGAGCTAAGAATGGAACTTGATACCAAGTATTTCCATCACTATCCGTTACTGATATAATTTCTGTAATCTTATCATTGGATAAAACTATTTTATCAAACTCTTTAGCATTTGTAAATGAAAATGATTCTGATTCTCTTTTACCAGAAACAGCTAATCCTTTTTTAGTAAGTCTGTAATTAGTTGGACTTGTTCCAGAAGATGGTTGTAATATTTCAACACCCATCATATCTAATGAACCTGAGACTTTAAAGTTAATGTCATCTAATAAAGTAAATGTAGTTCCGTTAGAAGCTTCTACAGTTGTTCCACCACTTAAAACTCCAGCGTAATCTAAGTCTGGTTGAAATACATTACCACCTATATCTTTTGATGGTACTTCAACACTAAATGTTAATTCTACGGTAGCAGGAGTTGCCAACTTTGGTGTATAACCATATGATTGTGCAATCGCTAATACATTTTTTCTTTCTTCTGCAAATTGTAAAAGTGTTTCTCTAAATTGATTATCTACATAATAATTTAATACATCACCTACATAAGATGCCATTTCAACAAACATCATACCTGGTGATGCTTCATTGAAATCATTGTATTGGTTTGGGAAATAGTTTTTCGCAAACTCTATTAAGTTTTCTCTAATATCTGTAAAGTCTCTACCGAGATAATTTACTTCTTTTTTTACTATTTTTTTATTTGTCCCAAAGTCTGACATTTTTATTCTCCAATTCTAAAGTCAAAGTTTAATATTTCAATTGTGTCTGGATTAAGCGGTACTGAATATTCTACTTGAACATTTAGTTGATTCCCATCTTGTGTTGTGAAAACACCATTAATGTTAATGTAAGATAAAAATCTACTAACCGATTCATTTATTGCTTCCTCTACTCTTTCGGGAATATTTTCACCTTGTTCAAACACTATACTTTTTAATTGACTACCGAAGTCTGGTTGCATAATCCTTTCTCCTGGTGTTGTCAATAATAAGTTTCTTAGGTTGTGTCTTGACTGTTCTAATACTGTCTTCGTTTTACGAAAGAACCCCTGAGTATCGGTATAGTCCATTGGAAATCCTATTCCAACATTCTTATCTTCGTTTCTATCTATTTCTCTTACACTTCTTGCCATTGTTTACCTTTATGGTCTGAAACCACCTTCACCTGATTTCTTTTTATTAATTGCTTTCATCAATCCAGAATAATCACGAGTTAGTGCATTTTGAACTTCATCAGGAACTGCATCTACTGAAACACCTGCTTTCTTGATTGTGTCAACTGCTCCCATTTCTCTCGCTCTTTCTTTATTCTGTCCCATACCTAAATCTCCATAACCCAATACATCTGCCATATTATCACTTCCTAATACTCCACCTCCTAATGTAGGATATTCATCTGTTTGTGATGAACCCAATGGTTTTGTATTGTTCAATACTTCATTTAACACTTTGTTTTTTGTGTATTGTTTTTTAGGTTGTTTCTTGACTACCTTTTTAGGTGTAGGTTTAGAAATCGCTTCTGATAGTTTGATTTCTTTATCTTCATTAATAAATATCTCGCTTAATTGTTTTTTGATTTCTTTACGAACAATTAATTCAATTATATTTTTTAATTTATTTTTGTTCATTTTTGCTCCTATTTTGTTAAATTTAAAATCTTTCCGTATGATTTCATTAGTTCCAAATCATTTTCACCTGTTGAGGTTTCTGATAAGTAATTTTCTATCTGAGTAAACGCTCCATTTTCTCTTGCCTTAATTATATCCTTTTCTTTAAGTTTAGAACTTTTAAACATTGACAAAGTATCTTCTCCACCTGGTATCGATTGAAGTATATCTGATGGTACACTTTCCAATGTATTTAAAATAGCAGTTCTATCATTACTTTCAAGAGCGTTATTTATAAGTTGTGCGTTTTCTAAAAGTGGTGCATTATCACTAACCACCTTTTCTAATTTTTTTATATTTCCATCAATATCCTCAGAAAAAGTTTGTATGTTTCCGATTGTATTTTTAATTCCAGCCGGTATCGGTAATGACGCTGCAATTTCTTCTGGTGTCTTTGTAGTAAGTATTTCCTTTTCTAAAAATTCTAAATTTAATGTAGCTTCTATAAAGTTTTTTGCTCCTTCCAAACCTTTAACAATATCTTTTACTCCAGAGGGTAATGTTGCTGGATTAGATAATTTAGGAACTCCTAAAGTTAGTGCTTGAAATAATTTTTGTATTCCCATAGTTTGTTTTAAAAATCCAGACATATTTAACTCTGGAAATGGAATACCTTCTTTTGTTGCGTTTATAATTTTTCCACTTTCTTCACTAATATCATTTACGATTGTTTTAGCTTTAACTTCTACGCCACCACCATCGTTCGCTATCTGTATTCTTTCCCCTTTAATACGAACTGACTTTTTAGCAAATATTGCAATATCATCTTCTGATGCTGTTATTAATACTCTACCGGAATTTGCCCATAATGTTGGACCTTCCCAATCTAAGTCTAAATATGGTTTGTCTTCTCTCCCCTTACCACGAAGTAAGTATCTTGATACCTTTCCAGAAGTTTTGTCATAATTCATTTCAAGTAAATCACTCTTTTGTTGAGAATTTTTTAGTGTTAAAGAATTCTCCATATCAATATATGTTTCTTGATTTGATAACTTGATATAACTTTTTTCTGAACCAAATCCTTCTTGTTCTTTTGCACCTAATTGAATATAATTATCATACCTACCTTGTATTAATGTTTGTCCTTCTAAGTTAGATTGTAACAACTGATTACTTACTGATATATTTGGTTTAAATACATTACCATAGGGTCTTGACTTTACATCAGAACGCGTTTCATTATTGGTCTTGTTATCAAGAAGTGTTGGTGTACTTTGACCTACGCTCTGATAATTAACCGACATATTACTATCACTTAATCTTGAAATATAATAATGTTCTTTTTTAAATCTAAATCCTAACCACAACTCTCCAATCAATGGTGGTTGTGTAATGTTAGAAGTTGCAGGTAAAAAGGAAACTAATTCATTAACACTTTCTCTCTGATTAGAAAACACATATCTACCTTTTACTTTCGGTGTTTCTAATTCTATGACTTCAAATACTTCTAAGTTTGCGGTTGTATTCGGGTCAACCGATTCCACATATACTTGCTTTAATATACGGCTGAGTTCTGTTTTTGTTACGAACCCGTCTCCTGAAACAAACACATTTTGTAGTGATTGTTTAGCTTTCTTAGGCATTAGTTTTCCTTACTGATTGAATTTTCTATTTCGTCTTTTTTGATTTGTAACTCTTGAACATCTGTTTCTATTGCGTCCATAAGTTGATTTTTTTCTGCTTCTGTTAAACCGAACTCATCTCCTGAATCTGATGCTCTTTTTTCTGCTGCTGTAATTCTTTGAACGATTGTTGCCAACTTAACAAGTTGTTCGTCGTTCTTAACATTGATTTCCAAATACTCTTTCAACATAGGAATAATCTGAACGGCCGTATCTCCGTCCTTAATAAATCCGACCACCTCTTTCATTAGAACTTCTAATTGCTTTTTATTGGTGTGGGAATTATCGTATATGTCCTTAAAGA